AATATATGATGATATGCAAAAATGACACTTCTTTCTATTCGAGATGTTTGAGCAAGAAACAAAGGGTCATCGAACACAATAGCAAATTCTGCTCTTGCAGAGATACGGGAGATGCGTGGTCGTATCGGTTCGTGTTTACTTTATCAATGATGTTCACGAGTGCACTTTCGCCGTCGTCGTGTTCCGTCTCGCGATTCACGCGTAAATTCAGTTTGACGGTCCCGTTGTCATGGTCGTGATCGAGAAGCACGCTCACCTGCGGGATGCTCCTGATATAATCCGCCGCCGAATAGATGACGGCGTCGAGGAGCTCTTCGAGAGATTCCTTGCGAAAATTCATGGAATCGTTGCTTTTGTGAAGCAACCCGTGACCATATCGTTTCCGACCGATCTCGAACCGCTCTTTGATGAGTCGCATCATTTCTGAATGAATAGTATCCATTTTTTTTACATATACAAAACTTTGTTTTGTTCAATATTTGACGATATAATAAACATCACTACTCACACGCTTCCAATCGATACAAATCAGCTAGCCACATAGTCGCCGTAGTCATGCTCTCCAATTCTACGTAGTCGTTCTCGAGATTTTTCGATTCTTCGTGCAGCTTCTCCGCGCGATCCTTCGTGAGCGTGGAAATCTTCATGTCGAGGAGGTACGAGTACGACCCAGTCACTTCATCGAACTCGAGACGCTTTAGGTCGTCTACGACGTCCTTTTCTGATCTTTTTGTGATGATGAGTTCATCGGCATTGATCATGCGGATGAATCGAGACTTATTTTGTGCAATCGTGAGCCGACGCCTCAGATCGTCGAGCATGTACGTTTTGCGCTTGGCGTACATGTCCGATCTCACGGCGAACCAATCCTGGATGATTTCAAGAGGCGATTCGTATTTCTTGATCTTGCCCGATGGATCAAACGCGTGCATGTTTGTCGTTCGAATCGTCGACTCCAACTTGAACATACCGGTATCAGGATCCTTGGCGCAATCGATCTCGAAGAACACGTTCTTGTCCGTGTGCTTTTCGCGAAAATCTACCACTACTTTCTTCTCGATGAGGGTTTCTAGAAATTCCTTGTACTCATTGGTCCACGTACCAACGGGTAGTTCGGTCACGTTCAGAGTTTTACCGCGAATCTCGTATTTACCTCGGCACGAAAACACGCCCGGTGAAGTTTCTGCGATGGTTCCCTGGAAGTCCTTGTACCACGGAATCATGGCCTGCATTTCTCGGCCGTCGATCAGCCGATGAACGTTGTCTACGATGTCCTTGGGATTGAATGATGGAATGCTCGTGCTGAAGCCAGTACCTATTCCCACGGCTCCGTTGACGAGAAGGAACGGGACGATCGGAACATAGTATTCTGGTTCGATGGGTTCGCCGTCATCGTCGAGATACTTTAGCAAACGGTCGTCGTTCTTGTCGAATATCGTGCGTGTTTGGGGGTTGAGACACGTGAAAATGTAACGAGCGGACGCGGAGTCCTTGCCACCGTGGATGCGGCTTCCGAACTGCCCGTTCGGGAGGAGCAAGTTCACGTTGTTGGATCCCACGAAATCCTGTGCCATGGAAACGATCGCACCTTGAAGGCTCGTCTCTCCGTGATGATACGCCGCATGCTCGGAGACGTAACCGGCAAACTGAGCGACCTTTATCTCCTGCGTGAGATTACGCTTGAACGCGGAGAACAGGATCTTGCGCTGCGATGGTTTGAGCCCGTCGACGACGCTCGGAATAGAGCGCTCGACATCGTACCTTGAGAACAAGATGAGGTCGCGATCTATGAAGTCGACGACGGGGATGACGGACTGTTTTTGATCGAGCTGATTCCCGTGCTCAAAGTCGAGAAGCCACTTCTTACGATCGTCCGCGCGCGCTTTGTTGAACGCCTTGTCGACGACCTTGCCGGCATCGTCCGACCATTCGAACGTCTTCAACAAATTCTTCATGTTTTTAAAGTATTTCTTGGCGTCATCAGACGTGGACGTACCCAAACCCTTAAAATACCTGGTCTTCCAAGACGAATAATCCGAGGTGCTTGACTTCCAGTTTTCAAAGTCCGGCATATTGAAGAACTCGATCGTATCGGTTTTCTTCTTTGCCACCACGATGGGCGTAGTAAACCGCTTCAAAAAACCAGGGATCGTCATGAGTGACGGAAAATGAGCGTGAAAAAAGTTGAGCACGAGTCCCGCGATGTGCGAACCGTCGACGTCCTGGTCCGTCATCAGCATGACCGATCCGTATCGCAAAGACGACGTGTCCTTGTATATTTTCCCGGTTTGAAGTCCGAGGATCTGCTTGATCGCGGAAATTTCAGCGTTTGCCGCCACGCTTGCCGCGGATGCATCGCGAACGTTCAACAACTTTCCTCGGAGCGGGAACACGCCGTATCGTTCGCGACCAATCACAGCAAGGCCAGCTATCGCCAGCGTTGCCGCAGAATCTCCCTCCGTCAGAATCAGCGTACACAAACCCGAGTTCTTCGTACCCGCCCATGCCGCGTCGGAGAGTTTCTTGATACCCGTCAGACGCGCTTTCTTGGAACCGTCTGTTTTCTTGAGTGACTTCATCTCGACAAGACTCTCGCGGACGTTCGTCTCGGCGATCACGTCATCGAGAACGAGAGCAACCGCCTTTTTGAAGAACATCGCGGACGGAGAACACTTGACGTTCTTGGACGTGAGGATCTCCTTCGTTTGAGAAGAAAACGCGGGATTGGACACTTTGGCGTTCACAAACACAAACAGCTTGTTCTTGACCACCGCTGATTTTACCGTGATCTTCTTCTTGCTGGCAGCTTCGACGATCGCTTTGACGACGGCATTTGTGACGAGGTCGACGTGTGTTCCTCCACGAGTAGTTGCCGCATTGACAAATGAGACGGACTTGAACTCGTCGGAAGAGGCAACGCCAACGTCCCATCCGTCGACAGTTTCGAACGTGAGCTTTGTTTCGACGTACATCTCAAAATATTCTTTCGGAGACTTTACTTCCAACCGCTTGCCGTCCAAGAAAATCTTAATCTTTCCGAGCACCGCCGCCATGTCGTACACGCGACGTACGAGAACGGAACGAGTTTCATCGTCGATGGAAGTCATCCCAAACCGTTCGAAATCCGGATAAAAAGTTGTTGTGATCGACCCCGGCCTCGTGTTTTTTGTGATTTTTGGTTTTGACGTGTCCGTCATATTGTTCGTCCACGTCTGAACGTATTTGTGCGTGCCGTCAAATATTTCGACTCCAAACATCTTGGAGAACACGTTGGTGAGCTTGCTGCCGTACCCGTTCCGACCTGCTCCCATCCGATCTTCGGTGTCGTCGAAGTTCTCGCCGGTCAAAAGATGACCGAAGATGAGTTCTGGAACGTACACATCTTCTTTTTCGTGCTTTTCGATAGGGATCGAGCATCCGTCGTTATATACAACGACGTGATTCGTGCCGATGGTCACCTTCAGAGTCGTCATCGGAGATCCTCGATTATAACAATCGGCGGAATTCTGTAGAATTTCGTCAAAGATCTTAAGGAACGCCGGCGAATACATTACGTCCTTTTTGATGATCTTTGAATCTTTGAAGACATATTCGGATTTGATTTCCTTTTGAGTTGATCCGACGTACGTATCAGGGCGTTTTAGGATGTGCTCTAGTTGACTCAATTTCACATAGCGAGACGTCATTGTTTCTGACGTTCATTTTTGTTGTGGAATATATACGCGATGCTGACGATATAAGTGATATCGTCGCATTTGAAATAAATAACGACACTGATTCGTAAAGAAAAATGATTATTCCTACTCTGGCACCTGGTGTGGAGAACAAGGTTGCTCCGTACTGGCTGAACGATTCCGTTCGTCATGTCGTCAAATCCCAGCAATTTTCGAAACATATGATCCGTGATCTATGTCAGGTTGCTTTCGAGCTCAAAGACGTCAAGAATGATTGTCTTCGGGGAAAGAAGATGCTGACGTACTTCGAAGAGCCGTCGACGAGGACTCGTTTATCCTTCGAGTCGGCAATGTACGATCTCGGAGGAAACGTCATGTCCGTGGAGAATGCCGTCAATTCTTCAAAAACGAAAGGGGAAACCATAGAAGATACGGTGAAGACGATCGAGAAGTATGCCGACGTGTTTGTGATCCGAAGCTCTGTCGCGGGAACCGCCGAAAAAGCGGCGAGGGTTTCCAAGATACCCGTCATCAACGCGGGAGACGGGGCGGGTCAACATCCGACTCAGGCTCTTCTCGACATGTACACCGTTCATTCCGCGTTCAAAACGTTTGACGGCTTGACTATCGTGGTCGTTGGAGATCTTTTGTACAGCAGGACCGTCCACTCGCTCGTGTACATGCTCTCGTTGTTCGACGTGCGATTGATTTTTGTGGCTCCGGACGAGTGTCAGATGAAATACGACTTGAAAAAATATCTTCTGGAGAACAACGTGTACTTTGAAGAGTCGAAGGATCTGGAATCCGTTTCCAAATTTGCGGACGTCGTATACATGACGCGGATCCAAAAGGAACGATTCACGGATCGACCCGATGATTATGATAAATGTGTAGGACAATTTATCATGACCAAGATGCTCACAGAACAGATGAAGCAAGAAGCCATCATCATGCATCCACTTCCCCGCGTCGACGAAATCACGACCGATGTCGACGACGACCATCGCGCCGTATATTTTGATCAGGTTGCTCGTGGTATCGAAATGCGGAAGGCGCTGCTTTATAGTATTTTTATGGTGTGTGATCATGGACGATCGTCAATTAAAAAGTAGCTTGGCGGTCCCGCTCGAGAATTCGACCCAGTTTAGACACACCGCCGTCGTCTTCAATCGCATCGGCGTCGTTTGTTTCGCGATGTCGAACGAGAGCATTGTTTTCACGTAACTTGCAAAATTCAAAAACCCGTTCGGCTGGAACGACGAAGCATCCAGGGCAAAGCTAAAAACGTATATGTTATTTTGTGGTATCGATCGCGTGAAATGTTGGTACGGTTGGACTAGATTCCAGTATTCTCCGCTTCTCTCCTGGAACTGTTTGTCGCTATTGATGTACAACGTACCGCTGTTGATAATATCGTAATAGGTGAAACTTGTAAAATCGTTTGCTCCGAGAACCACGACGCTGATAAATTTTGTCGGTTTGTTGAGCTCGCGAAGTTGGACGGTCACCGTGGATTGCTGGACCGTGAGTCCTCCAGTGGTCGTCAGGTACGTCGGCGTGTCGATGACCGGCGTTTGCTCGATCAGGTATCTGCTCGGATTTTGCGCGAATCTGTGTTTTTCGTAGTCGTCCAAAAACACGTAATCCACGATGACTCCGGCGTCGATGCTAGAAACTGTGGGAACGGAAGTTCCGACGGGAAGATTCACGAGAAGAGACAGAGGCTTCAACACGAATTCGACAAACACTTCGATGTTTGGTTCCAGATTTAGTATGGGAATATATTGTTGTTTTGTTCCTGGCCGATAACAATTAAAAAACTTGAGCGGGATGATGATCTCGTTCTCCTGATTTGTAGAATACACGACGCCTCTTCCCACGAGCTGAGAAATACCATCGTACTTTTCGCTCGAACAAAATAGTTTGTCGTCGATGTCCATGTAAACACCTTCGTGTGCTTGGAGAACGAAATCGCCCACCCGGAGACGCACGAGACCCAACACGTTGTACCCGATCGTGTCGACCCACGTGCCTCCGGGTATGTTGAGGTTGGGGAGCGTTATCCTGAACGACATGCTCCCCACGAGATCTCCTTTCTTCGAAAGTTGGCAGATGTTTTTCTGTCCGAAGTTCACGGTCGTGCTAAATGTCTCTTCGGCAGCTTCAACCGCAAAATTCGTGTACCGTCTATATACCTGCTTGAAAAAAGATACCTGGGGATTATACGTGAGAAAAACATCCTGCGGACCACGAGACAACAACTGCACGAACGTTCCTTCGTTTGCGGTTCCCGTCACTCTCTCCGTGAGAGGTACATCGTCGCCTTTGACGGGCTCGATATTCAGTGTCCCCGCAGGGACAGGGTACACGTTGTCGAACGTCATCTCTCTTACGTTGAGAGTCGTGTTTTTGAATCGCTTGACGTCTTTCAAACCCACGTCTTCCGGTTTTGCGAACGTCATGAACTGTTCATCGTACACTATCATGTCGGAACCTTGCCCTGGATCGACTAGCATATCTATCTCTATTAGTAATCAATTATTTTTTTACTTCATATTTGCCAGTGTCATTTTTATGACGAGTGTCATTTGACCCCGACTTTCTTCAGGATATATAAACGCCTTGACTTCCTGTTTTTTTCACCAACCAACAAACAAAATGCCTTCTACGATGATCAACTACGGTCCGGCAGAGTTCTCCTTTGCGCCCCGCGAGAAGGTCCATCCTGGCTTTTTCTCGCACTACAAGAAGTTTTGGCGCGGGGCAAAGTGGCAGCTCTTTTTGTTGCCCTCGCCGACGCTCGAGCAGTCGCTCGAACAGGCAAAGCGCCACCGCGTGAACGAAGGGATTTTCCCTGTTCCCGCGGTGTACGAGTTCGCGATTTCCAAGACGCGCACCGGCGACCGATATAAGACATATGTCGGCACTACAAAGAACGCAACGAACCGCCACGGCTCGTATCTCAACGACGGCGACCACATCGCGCGCTTCCTGGAGACTGCGGTGCGCAACGGCTTCTTCGTTCATCGCCGCATTCGCTACATCATCCCGAAGCCCGAGCTGACTCCGGCGCAGATCGAGCGGGCAGCTGTCGTCGCGGAACAGACCGAGACCCGCTTCTTGGGAAAATTTAATTATGCGTTCAACGCG